CCGTGACGCTCGCATTGCCAATCTCAATTCCGTGATTGGCGTGCGTATGCAGAATCACTGTGCAGCCGTCAGTATCTGCGCGTACAAGCAGGGTAGGCTCAGCGGTTACCGTAATCTGCGCTGTCGTAATCTCAGACATTCCGTGCCGCCTTTCGCTTTACTGCTTTTGTTACTACTGCTTTTTCCGTCGTATCCTCTGCTGTCGCGCGCTCAATCGGCTCAGCCGCCGGTAGCGGTACTGCGTAGCCGTGAGCTGCAAGCGCCAGCGCTTCGCTCTCTGGCAATTCTATTACACCGCCGATCGGCGGCCAGTTTTTACCATTGCGCGTCCCTGAGATCCTCTGTGTCATCCGTACTAGCACTGTACCTCCAGTGGCTCTGCAGGAGCCGTATTGCTACGACTCCTGCATCACCGTACTAATCGCGTTAGCGATTAGACATTCGCACCCTTGAAGCTCTTGACAGCAGCGCCGTCAATGAGGCCGGTTGCGCCGCGAACATATCCGCGATATGACACCAAGCCGGTGGCAAACGCGTAATCTCGCGATGACTCGATCGTCACGCCTGGCGTGACTACTGCCGTGACCACGGCATTGAGATCGCCGAATACAATCGACAGAGCCTCATCGCCAGTGCTGGCGAGATCGGCGCTGTAGACAGGGAATCCAAGCAGCGAGTCAGGCTGATTGAGATTGCCTGGCACAAAGATCGGACGATTCTGCGAGTCCAAAAGCTTAATGATGCCGCCGAGCGTGGCGTCATTCATCAAGAATCCGGCTTTAGGCGATCGGCGATACTTCGCGTTCACGCTCATAATGAGATCGGCGAGATCGGCATATACAGGAGCGACAGCCGCACCCTGCTTACCAACGGTGGCAGCAGCAGCAACAGCAGGCGCAGCAACAGCAGAATGCGCTACGGAAATTTCCGCAGCCAGCTTCTCCTGAACCCAGGCCGATACATCGAAGGCCTCGTCATTTACAGTTTCTAGACCGATCTGCACCATCGTTGCATACTTCACTGGTGAGAGTGAAAGGCTGCTGTTAGTGCCATCCGACTCACCGATCGCAGCACCCTCGTTTACTGCAGCAGCAGTACCAAGAGCGGTCGTGCGTGGGAGAGCCAGAGTGTTACCCGTTGAGACGGCCACGACTCGCGTGATCGCATCATTCAGGAATGGATTGTACTGACCGGCAGTGATCCAGAACTGATCACCCTGCGTCACACCCTGCGTGAAGGTCGCGCGCGTAATGTCGCGAAGCTCAACAGTACCGCCGTCTCGCGCAATCTTGCGCAGCTCGGCAGAGATGTCACGCTTATCGCCACCCTTTGGCGCAACAGCGGCAGCGTACTCACCGCGCACTGCATCAGCAGCAGCGCGAGCCTCGGCAGCATCCTTCTCTGAGCGAATTGCATCAGCGAGATTTGCGGCCTCGGTCGTGAACTTCTCAAAGCGCTCCTGCGCCTCGCCGGTAAGGGACTCGCCGCGCTCGGCGGTCTCGGACACAAGCGCGCTGGCCTGTGTAAGCAGAGCAGCACGCTGCTCGGCAAGCTTCTTAATATCAGCCATTTTTAGGCTCCTTATCTACTATCTTTTTTTATTACTACAATTGCTCTCTGAGAGGGATGCCTACTGGTGGGCTGGCGTGATCAGCGCTGCGCGACCGTGGCTCGTGGCTCAGATTGCGTCGTCACGGAGACGCGCGATCAGTACCTGCGCTGCGGCGATCGTAGGATCAATACCGCTCCGCTTTGGCGCTAGTCGCGTGCGCACCGTATCGATTACCTCTACCTCAGCCTCGGTCAGCTCATTGCCAGCCTTGACTGATTCTAGGGTCGTCATAAGCGTCTCAGCATCTACGCCAAGACGGTCCTGGGAAATCTTGCGCACGGCCGAGAGACCGATCGTGGCAGGGTATGCAGGAGATTGTCCGACAGACAGGATTGATACCTCTGTCGTATTTGCCTCTAGGATCTCGCGCGTCTCGCCATCCCAGGCATCTTTATTCGCGTAGAAGGCGAATGACATACCGGCAGACTGTGGCTCCCACTTAAGCATAGAGAGCACCTTCTGCGCATCTGGATCTGCAGGATCTAGGCGAGCCTCTACCTTGAGACCTACCTCATCCTCGGTCAGGCTCAAGCGGCCTGACGCAGTCGTCGCCAGTGCTCGCATCTCATCGTGACCGAACAGGAATGAGATCACCTTCTGGCCTTGTGCGACGCGCGATAGTGAGCGCTTAAATGCACCAGGTCGGATGACCTCGGTGAATGGCAGACCTTCGCTCGGCTGATTAAACATCGCCGCATAGCCGGTAAATACCTTCTGGCCGTCATCGTCTGCCAGCGTAAATGCGCTCATAGGCAGAGCGCGCGTCTCGTAGTTTTTGCTCATCTCTGCGATGCTCCTATCGTTATTCTGCTCATCAGCAGTATCAGATTCTGGCACATCGTCTGTGGACTCATCAGCGGTTGTATCCATAGCCGCCGCCTCATCTGGCGTAAATGCGATCAGGCTCAATGAGCGAGCCATATCGCGCACATCCGCATCATTGTCTACGACATAGGCAATCTCGCCTACGCCGTATTCCTCAATAAGCTTCTCGTATTTTGCGCGCTTAAATGCTAGGCCGACATTAGGTCCCTCACCGGCTCCCTCAAAATCATTGAGGTAGACCGCATCCACGCCAGCCACGCTGTGCTCTTGCAGCCACGCGCGTGATTCCTCTAGGCGCTCAATTGGACGCGCCGAGACGATAATGATTTGCGCTTCGCCATCCATTACCTGCGAATTGAGGCGATCGATCAGCGGCTGATTAGGACGGTCGCCATCTAGGATGAGTGTGCCGTCTAGATCTACAATTACATATGACATTAGATTTGTGGCTCCTGCTGTACTACGGTGACCGGCGCTGCGCCAGTATGCTTAATGTCTGGGAGTCCTGCGACCTTCGCACTATCCACTGGATCATAGCCAGCGCGCACCAGCACGCCTGCAGTCTCTGCGTCAGAGCGCGTATTCTCGGCTCCTACTGTGCCGATATTGAGCGGCTTCCAGAATGCCTGACCTGCGCCGTCTGGTAGCGGCGCGCGATCAATGATTGCGCGTGCCTCATCCAGATTCATCAGACCATTATTGAGCGCAATGGCCAGCGCCTCGTAGGATTCCTTAGTCGTCGCCTTTAGAAGTGAGCCGGTATTAAACGCAATAAATGTCGTCTGACCTGGAATCATTCGCGCGAGACCATCCTCAATCCGCTTGAGCACAGGCGCGAGACCTGTCTGCAGCCAGGCAAGCATCGCCATTTCCAGACTGTTGTAGCTGCTGTTACCTGGATACTGCATCAGAAATAGTGGCAGCGCATAGATGCGCGCCACCTGTTCTACGCCATAGTGCATCGTCTCGATCAATTGCATATCGGAAATTTTCGCAGAGATCGGCTGGTATTCCGCGCCGCCGGTCAGTACAGCGATGCGGTGCATACGATCGATACCCTCGTGGCGTCGTCCGAATGACTCGCGCAATTGCGATGCCTGATCACCTGTCAGCTCTGTCGGAGTCCGAATGATTGCGCTAGGCGCAGCACCCTGCTCGTAGAATTTGGCTGAGAATAATTGCGTAGCAGATGCGAGACCGAGCGTTACGCGATGGTACTCAACAGGACTGATGCCGCGATCATTCTCGCCATATGCGAATAGCGGAATATGCACCATCTCATCTGTGCCTACGGTCATTTCACCGGCCTTAGATGTGATCTTGTACAACGGCTCACCGTTAGGACCGCGCAGAATTTCTACAGCGCGCGGATCTAGGACTCGTGCCTCCACGACTAGTCCACCAGATTTGAGCATCAGCACGAAAGCGTTTCCGTCTAGCATCAGGCTGGATACGATGCGGTGCTTAAATTCGAATCCAGTGTAATTAGGATTATTTGGGATTGGCTGATCCATCCAGCGCGGTCGTGCTACTGGTCGTCGCACGCCACCATCTCTGATGTAGGCTCCCCAGCTCATAGATGCCACAGTCTGCGCGTAGAGCGAGACGGCACTGTATACGCTGGCAATAGAGAGCGCTGTGTCCTGCGTAATGGAGACGCCTGCTGCGCTCTTAGTGGCGTCAAATCCAGCGGCAAACCATCCGCCGTTAGCGCGCTGCTCTGGTCGTCCTAGCAGTCTGTCAATGATTCCCACGGTCTCTCCCTTACAGCTCTATAAATGTGACCGCCGGTTGCGGCCGTGGATCGCTCGTAGAGGATAGCGTACCAGCACGCGCGTGGCACATCAGAGCCGCCGCGATTAGGTCGATTTTTTTATTGCTATTGCGTGCCTCTTTGCGGATCATCAATCCCTGACGGCTATAGTATGGCGTCGCGTTAGATGCGTGGCGTGCTAGTCGTGGATCACCATTGTGCTTCAGCCGTTTATTGACTACTGCGTCAAAAAATGTGGAGGTCGCAGGGACCATACGAGCAGGCGTCTGTGGAAATTCTACGACTGGCAGACCGAGCTGCTGCCACATCTCAGCCGAGCGCTGCCAGCGGAATGGATCGAATAGCACCTCACGCACCTTGTATGTGCGGCAGATCCTCTCCATATTCGCCTCTACCTCTTGCACCGGTACGCGCCACGACAGGTCGCCATCAGGCGGCCGCTCCCAGTGACCTACGACAAAGAGCGCACGGTCGCTGATGCGACAGACTACCTGCGCCGTGCTGTCATTACTGAATGAGCCATCGTGCGCGACCACGACCTCATCTCCATCATTGAGCACCAGCGTCGGATCGGCGCACGCCTCCCACGCGCCAGCAGGTAGCCACGCCTGCGCGCCAGCCGTAAAGATATTCAGCCGCTTTGTTTTGTACTCCGCCTCTGGCGTGCGCTTTTTAGCAGAGACCAGATCCTCAAATGACAGGATCGGCGTATCTCCCAGCAGTCCAGGATTAGCCTGATGCCAGCGCGTCTCATCTGCATAGGCGTCATCATCTGCCTCATACCACGCCATACCGAGCGTCGGATCGTCCACCTCTCCAGCGATGCGCCTGCGCGCTAATTGGTAGAGCGTATAGGCGATGGAGTCCTGACCAGTCGTATCCACGCGCGGTCCAGCCGTGGTAATCGCGATCATCAGCGGCGACCGGCGCGCGCCCATTGAGAGTGAGAGCACATCAAATAGATCGCGTGACGGCCACGCCGCCAGCTCATCCGCAATGATCAGCGATGCCGAGAGACCTTCGCTGCTGTACGCCTCTGCTGCGATTGCCTTATAGACCGTGCCTGTGGTCTTAAATTCCAGAGCGTTGCGATAGACCTTAATCTGGTCTGCTAGGTCTGGCGTCATCTCCACGGCTCTGCGCGCGTGCGACATTACGAGCGACGCCTGCTCTCTCGTAGACGCCGCGCCGTAGATCTCTCCACCCTGGTCGCCGAATAGACCGAAATAGATTGGCAAGATTGAGGCGAGTGACGATTTGCCATTTTTACGCGCAATGCCTGCAAGGTAGAAACGATGCGCGAATGTGCCATCCTCTCGGCACGCGAGCATATGGCGCAGCAGCTCGCGCTGCCAGTGCCGGATCTGGAGCGGCTCTCCGCTCTTACCTGCTAAAGAATCTTTAGCGATAGGGATCAGCGCCTCTGCAAAATCAGCGACCTCATCGCCGAGCGATCGAGATAGGTCGCCTTCGCTAGTAGGCGTCAGCCAGCGCGGTGGCCAGCCTTCCTGGACAGACGGTCTCTGAATGCGTCCAGTTTTGACTGGCTCTCCACCATTGCGATTCCTAGCTTTGCGCGATCCGCTGGCGTCAGGCCGAGATGATTCATCCATTTTCTGATGCTGTCCTCCGCTGTAGATCGCATCCCCACGGCAGGATGCGGATAGGCATAGCCTTTGTCTGTAAACAATACTGGTCCATCTGCATTGATCCTAGCACTCAGGTCTGCGTGAAACTCGATCGCCTTACAAAGCATCTCCAGCGCTTCGCGATCACTAGACGCAATCCACGATCCTGCGTGACCTACGATGCGACGCCACGACTCAGACGCAATCGGTCCGAGACCGGCTGGCAAATCCTCATCAGCGATCTTAGGCAGGCTGGTCTGAAGCTGCACAACAGGCGCGCGATCCTTACGCAGCGTGCCGCGCTTCGCCTTAATCTCATTTGGAATTCTTGCAGGTCCTGGCATCTTGTAACACTCCCCACCCTAATAACCTGACTACGCCTGTATGTGAC